CTACATATCTTTTTTCTTTATTCATCATCATCTACTGTTATAAATTCTCTATCTATATCAATGTCATTAAGCATTTCAATTGCTTCTTCCATCATTTCTTTCATTTCAACTACCATATGATCTAATTCTGCTACTCTAACACAGTTTTTAATCTCATATTTATAGTGATCTAATTCTTCAATTTTTTCAACTACTTCTTGTAATTCTGGGACACAACCCCAACCGTCTTCTATTGTTTTTATTTCTGACATATTAATAATTTTGATTTAAAATTTCTTCATCTGATGGTTCGTAGTCATTAAAATCATAACTATCCTCATTTTCTTCTAATTTTTTAGCTGCAATTTCTTCATCTTTTGCCTGATCATCTCTCCAAGCAATTTCTGGTAGGAGACCTGCATTTTCTATTACCGACCAAATTCTTTCCTTCCATAGATCCATATGTACTTCTTCAATTACACAACCCCACCCAAGCCTTCGAGTAAGTTCACCTAAAAGTTCTACAAATTTATCAGATAACTCATTTAATTCTCCATCAACTGGGAAATTAGTTCCATATTTTTTAGACCCATTAGTTCCTTCTTCATACATTGCTTTAATTTCTAACCATTTAGGTGTTAACCATTGTTTTTTTAATTTTGCCATAATTTTTATTTTATTTTAATTTGTTTATAATTTATTTTACCTACTGATTTTCTACCTAAAATATCAAATGTATATAATGTAACACAGGTAGGACCCCATTTAGTAACATTCATGCCACTATATTCAGCATAAATAGATCCAGCATCTTTAGTAACTGTAAATATTTTTGGATTCATTCCATATTCACCATCTTCTCCTTTACAGTAAGTAGTAATACCTTCAACTGTAAATTTTACATTACCTTTTTGTAATTGTTTTTTAATATCCATAATTTATTTTTTAATACCCATTAAACAAAAACTACCTAACATAAATGACATGACACAAAATCCCATCTCATTATCAATACCAGCAAAATGAATGTAATTTTGAACAACACCATGCATCGTTCCTAGACCTACTGCAAAAGCACCTACTGCTCCTACTAAATACTTAAAATCAATTTTTTTCAACATAACCTTTATTTTTATTAATACTTGGGCTCGCACCCGTTTTACCCCGTAAATATACGAACGCTCCCTCGCTTCTCCAAATATCTGCGCGGGAGTTTTTAATTTATTTTCTATTATTTTTTGAAATAAAATCACCACTATCATATGATTTTAAAATATGACACTGTTTACATAACAGTTGATAATTTTCTGGTTGTTCTCCCTCTAATGTATGTTTTATATCTGATATAATATGATCTACATCAAATAATCCTGCTAGTTGTTTAGTAGGTCTATCTGGAAAAAATGATTTGGCATTATAACCACAACACTCACATTGTAATTCACCTTTTAAAATTTTCTCAACTTTATACATTAAGTGAGGTCTTGAAGGAGCATTTGCCGCATACTTTTTATATTGAATATGGTCTGAACAATATTTGTATTTTTGTGACTTATTATAAAATTCTGTTTCTTTATTGCACCACGTAACTCCACACATAACTTTTATTTTTAATTGGGCTCGCACCCGTTTTACCCTGTAAATATACGAACATTTTTTAGCTTTTCCAAATATTTACGCGAATGTCTTCCATTTGCTTTCTTCTTGGGTTGCTGCTATTTCGTAAGGATGAGTATCATATTCATAACCCATTTTATAATATCTTTTAAACCATATAGGAGATTGAAGATAATGTTGGTATTCATGGATCAAAGATTGTATAATCCATTTTTTATTTTTAGCTTTAGGCCAATAGATTACTATTGTATTTTCTTGCCTATCAAATTCAGCATCAGGGTTACATTCAGTTTCTGATAGTATGTCTTCATCATAGTTATCTCCTGTTATTCTAATATAAATATTATGATGAAGTTCTACATAAGGGGTACAATTATGATATTTTGAGTATCCATAATATTTTTCAATTTTAGGATAAGCTTTATCAACTATTGACTGTATTTCTTCCTTATTCATAAAGTTTTTAAAGAAGTACTATTTTACAGGTTTATTACTATCATTAGGGATTATAAAATATTTACGTCCCCCAATTGAAAAATTTCCTCCTTGTCTAATCATTTTTTTAAAAAAATTTAATTGTGGTTCCGTCCAGGACTCACTTTCTTTAATTAAAATTTCTTTATCAGTGATTAATTCTTTATTCATGAAAACTTTTGTAGTTCCTCTTATAGATTGTTTACTTAGCATAACTTTATATTTAATAGGTAATAGTTAAATCATCATTTTTTTCATTAAAAATGTTTAATTTTGAGTTTTTTAATTTATCAACTTCATGGGGCATTAAAGGTCTTTTAATAATTCCTTCAATTTCTCTTTTTTCTTCTTCTAGGCTAGTTTGTACATATCCTTTAGGAAGAGCTGGTTTTGGGGACGGGGTTTTTTCTTCCCAATCTGTATGTTTTGCTTGTACTTCAAGGCTAGCACTTTTATCTTCTTCCTTAACTTCTACTTTTTCTCCGTAAAGGTTTTTTTTGGTTTTTGGTCGTATTTGATCAAAAGCATAATTAGCTGCTACTACTAAAGCAATTGCTAAAGGATCAAATACAAAAATAATAGTTAGTAATAACCAATTAATAATTTTATCCATTGGGGTCCCAGTTAACCCTGATAGATACTTTAAGGGGCCTAATTCACTAGATACAGCATCACTTGTTTTTACTTCAACAATTTCAGTTTCATAATTAAATAATTTCTCATTTAAAATATCTACCTTATCATTAATTTTAGTTTGCCTATCAATAGCTTGATCTAATTGCTTTTCTAAAGCATTACGTGTTGCTCTTGAAGTTGTAGTAATTAATACACCCTCGGCGTTTGTATATTGTATAACGTTGTTTGCTAAGCCAGTACGTAAATCAGCGACGGCTTTATTGATATTTTCCTTTTCATCATTGTATACGTCAAGCTGTCCTTTAGTATTATCTCTTCTAGTTTCAATTAAAGCAATTTGAGCATCAATAGTTCCTGCTTTTGCAGCAGTTTCTTGATAAGCTGCACTTAAAAAGCCATAAATCCCCATTGAAGTAATTAAAATTAATACAACACAAGATAAGGATAAATAATACTTTAATAATTTTGGAAGTGTTTTTCTATATTGATATAATAGAGATGCTATAACTAATTTAGCAATTTCTAAGGAAGCTGCCATTACTATTACTGCAAAAGCTGCGCCTGCAAATAATTTACTTAAACCACTAACAGAATAGAATGCTGCTGATGCTGATACTGATAAAGCTGATAGTGCTATTATAAAAGGAAATATTCTTTTTTGAATTTTAGACCACATAACATAATTTTTATTTTCTAAAGCCCTTATGTTTATCTATACGGTCTAATATTTTATTTAATTCATTCATTTTAATTAAACCCGCCATAGATGCATTTTTAAGGGCACTTATTAATTGTAATACCATGAACGGTACTATAATTACTTCAGATAGCCAACCTGTTCCAGCAAATCCTTTTTCTACCATTAGAATAACTGTTAAAATAGCTAACCAAACAAATGTATTTTTTGTTATTTTTAATGCTTTATATGTTTTAAATCCTTCTCTTTTTATTCCTGCCCAAATACCAAAGATTCCATCTAACCACAATACAGCTGCTACAGCTAAATATTGTTCCATGTTGTCCATTGATAAATTCAAAAAATATGTACACAAATATGTGCAAAATGATGTTATTCCCACTATAGATAATTTTGTTTGCATTCTGTTATAAATTTATAAGCATTTCTAGTAATTCTGGTTGAGGGAACATATCAAATTTGTCTTTTCTAGTATTGGTATGTGTCCACATTCCTTTAACTCTTCCATAATAAGCATCAGGATTAAATTCAAACCCATCAGCTCCTTTAGCTTTTACTTCTTCTACTAACCCTTTAGTAACATCAATATTATCTCTATCTGCAATATACAGGATCCATAATCTTAAAGTTTCAATTTGGGCATCTGAATATCTATGCCATGTTTTATGTCCTTTAAAAGGTTTGTCTAATGTTACAATTTGATCTTCAACAACTCTAGTACCTGCATATGTTTTACCATCTACTATATACCCAAAATTATTTACTTCAATCCCTACAGAATTAACATGCATTTTTTGATTTCCATTTCTTCCTAAATGCCACCCATAATTGCCTTCTGGGAATGCTTGGACTAATGTCCCATCATATTGATCATCATTACCTTTTACGGATTGGCCTCCTAATACAAATTCTGTACAAACAGCTCCTCTATTGTCTCTCCCCCAATGATCAATTGTCCTAAAAGGATTATTCCACCCTGCTGTATGGTGTAAGAAAACATATTCAGGTTTTACAGGACCTTGTTTATATTCATTCCAAGGAAGATAATGTTTGTGGATATGTAAACCATTAAAAGTTTCAAAAATTCTTTCAAAATCGTCAGTAGTAAAAGGTTCATCTGTTTCTGATAACTCCATTAAATCCCAAGTTATAGGACCTACCATCCCATCATCCTCTATTTTATTATCCTTTTGCCATTTTTTAACAGCTGCTTTTGTTCCAGGGCCAAATATACCATCTGCTGTAATATTTAAAAATTGCTGTAATTCTTTAACTTCTTTTCCTTTTGAACCTACTTTTAATACCATTATATTATATTTGATTATAAATATTAATAAGATGACTCCTGTTTAACCACTTCAATAGCACTTAACATTTTATTATAGTCTACAGGGCATAGAAGATCTAAACCTGCTTTAGCTGTGAATTTTATGTATGCATCCCCTCTAATGTAAAGAAGAATGGTGGGAGCCATTCTAATTCTTAATTCTTTTTTTAATTTAGGAGATTTTGCTATATCTATACGGTAATATTTAACTCCCTCTAAATTATCTAGTTTTTTCCAATCTTTAAATGCGTTATCTTTATTAAACTCTGCCCAAAATTCTACTACTATTACATCATGATCAGAATTGTCATCAAATGCCCCATACCCTGTTACTTTTTCTTCAAAATTTGAATCATTTACCCATTGTTGGGCAAAACTAACTATTGAAATAAAAAGAAATAATAATGTAAATAAATTTTTCATATTATCTCTGTTTTTGTACTTCATAAAGACGTTCTTCTAGTTTATCTAGTTTTTCTAGAATCATTTCTACGTCTTCTTGAGTGTCCATAATAGTTTGACGAATTAACTCATCTTTTAAATCATACTCTATACGTTCTATAGGGGGAACTGGTAGTTCTTTTGCTTTTTCTATATCTGCTTGAAGAGCAAACCACATTCCTATTATAGTTGCTACTCCTACTAATACTAAACCAATTGTTTTTAAATCTAGTATTACTTTTGTTTCTTCATTTATTTGTTTAGCCATTTTTATCTAAATGTATAATTTAACCCAAATGTTGTTTGATATAATTTACTATCCCA